TTTCATGCGAAGCGAGTACACCAAGGCCATGAACGAAGGAGGACAGTCTGAAGTAGAGTTCAAGACAAAAAATCTAAACATCTGGACAACAAGTTCAAAGACTTGGATACCAGACGAGGTATGGCAGTCTTGCCCAAGCAGTTTTGACGCGACCGAACTATACGGCCGCAAATGTTATGGAGGTCTTGACTTTGCAGCAGTATCAGACTTCACGGCAGCTGTTCTTGTTTTTCCACCTGATGACATAGAAAGTGGTGAGTTCATAGTCTTGCCTTTCTTTTGGATTCCCGAGGAAACCTTGAAAATCAGATCAAGGGATTATCCGGACATGAAACGATGGGTAAAAGATGGATTCATCACCGTAACGCCTGGGAATGTAACAGACTACGATTACCTGATGGCTGAAATGCACAAGATCCGAGAGACTTACACCATGCTTTCGATGGGATATGACCCACACAACGCATGGCAAACGGTAGCGAAACTGCAAGATGATGGCTTTCCAATGGCCGTATATCGGCAAGGTTACGCTACCATGTCGCCACCTACAAAGGAGTTTGAACGCTTTGTAAAGCAAAAAAGGATCAATCATGGAGGGAACCCGGTGTTAAGATGGATGATGACAAATATTAATCCTCGTTATGATCGTGCCGAAAATATAACCCTTCATAAAATGACAAAGCATCAAAAGATAGACGGAGTGATTGCAACAGTCATTGCATTCGGTGAAATGCTATCGAATCCAACAGCAGACAGCTATTCTTCAGCGGATGCGTTCATGATATAGAAAATAATTATTGAATTTGCAATTTTTTGGCCGTATCTTTGCAGCAGATAAAAGATATGGCCAATTTTATTACAAGAATTTCAGATTCAATTTTTAAGCGTTCGGCTCCATCAAGCCTTACCAATCCATCTGAATGGCTATATACCTTACTTGGCGGCTCAAAAACACACGCAGGAGTAACAATCAATCAAGAAACGGCACTGGCTCATGCTGCCGTATTTGCGTGTTCAAAAGTCCTTTCCGAAAGCATCGCATCCCTTCCGCTTGAATTATTTCAGTATCAAGACGAGGAGACGACTAAGTTAACAAATGATTCACGTTACATATTACTGAACGCTGAACCATCGGAACTGTACACTTCTTATGACTTCCGGGCAACGGCCATGCTTCACGTTTGCTTGCATGGCAATTTCTATGCAAGTATTGTCCGTGATGGCAACAGAAGACCGGCAGAGTTGCGGATCATTGATCCTGCAACCGTTACGCCATACATTGCCAATGACGGCAATTTGTATTACAAAATCGCAAACGTTTCTACCCCAAAGAAACCATCCGAAATACTTCACGTAAAAGGATTATCAACAGATGGTATTATTGGCCGTTCTCCTATTCAGATATTCCGCGAAAATATTGGCCTTGGTATTGCAACGATTGAAACACAGGGCAGCTTGTGGAAAAACGGTATGCTTTCTATGGGTTACCTGAAACACCCGCTAAAGATGACCAGTGAACAGGTCATTGATATTCGCGAAAACTTCCGATTGAATTATTCCGGAAAAGAGAACGCAGGCAAAATGCCTGTTCTTCAGGGAGGAATGGAATACATACCATTAACCTTGAAGCCATCGGATGCAATGTTCATCGAAACGGCCAAGTTGTCAAGGCAGGACATTTGCAGCATCTACCGCGTACCTCCACACATGATCGGAGACCTTGAACGATCCACCAACAACAACATCGAACATCAGTCATTGGAATTTGTACGCGACACTCTGCGTCCAATATTGAAGTCATGGGAACAGGAATTGAACAGAAAGCTACTTTTTCAAAGCGAAAAGACCACACGCTTTTTCCGTTTCAATGTTGATGCCTTGCTACGCGGAGACACACAAAGCAGGGGTGAATATTTTACACGGGCTTTGGGTGGCGTTTCTAATCCGGCATGGATGACACAAAACGAGATCCGCGCTATTGATAACCTTAACCCGATCGAAGGTGGTGATATATTATACAGTCCATCAATGAACGGACAAGGTGCGCAGCCGTTTTCAAGTGAAATACCCGCCACAACAGACACCAATGGCAACGACAACAACGACAGCAACAACGACAGCAACAACCAACCAAACGACAGCCAAAATGGAACAAATATTTGACCGTAGAAATTGCGTTGGTGGGATTGAGGTTCGCCAATCAGGTGAAGCAAACACGCTTCATGGGTATGCATTGAAATTTGATGTTCAATACGACATGGGATGGTTCACCGAATCAATCAGCCGTTCGGCATTGAAGTCAGCAGACATGACAGACGTAAGGATATTGTTTAATCATGATCCTTCCTTAATCCTTGGTAGAACGCTTTCAGGAACTGCGCAAGTAGGAGTAGATGAGGTTGGCCTATGGTATTCCGTTGACCTTCCAAAATCGCCAAATGGTGAAAACGTAAGGGTAGCACTTGAACGCGGAGATATTACGCAGTCTTCATGGGGCTTCTATCTTGATTCTTCATCAGGTACAGCGCCAGATGTATGGGAAATGCGAGACGGGAAAAACCATCGCACCATCACATCTGTTGGGAGAATAGTAGATGCTTCACCAGTCACGTATCCGGCAAACCCCGATACATCGGCTGCAAAACGCAGCTATGAACAGCAAGTCAAGCCTGCTGGGCTAACAGCAACAGAAATTCAGGAGTTAAATAATAAACGCCTTCACATCATTAACTTGATGACGGCTTCTAACCAATAAATAACACATACAAATGGTAACAGGTATTCAAAAAGTGTACGACGAACGCGCAAAAGTCGTCACACAAATGAAAGCCTTGGTTGAAGCATCAGCCAAGGATGTACGCGCAATGACATCGGATGAGAATTCGCAATACACGAAACTCGATGCCGATTACGAAGGATTGACCGCAACGATTCGCGCCTATGAATTGGCAGAAAAACGTGCAAATGATGGTGCTGCAAAGATCATTGATCCGCAGCTTTACACAGTAAACACCACAGCTATCAAAGACGATCGCGGAAAAGCAAAGGACTACGAACAGACCTTTGAACAGTATTTTCGCTATGGCACAAGCTCGCTAAGTCCAGAACAGCGCAGCATTATGTCTGAAATGCGCGGCACTGCCACACAGGTTGTTGGCACAACCACACTTGGAGGATACACAGTTCCACAGGGCTTTGTACCTGAAATTGAACGTGCCATGTTGGACTATTCCGGCATCCTGCAGGCTGCACGTGTAATTCGGACGGCAACAGGCAATGCACTACCTTGGCCAACCGAGGACGACACCACAACAAGCGCAATCCTTGTGGCTGAAGCGGCAGGGTTTACAGTTGCAGACCTGACCTTCGGCCAGACTTCATTGGCTGCCTACAAGTACGGTACTGCTGCCAAAATTTCTTGGGAACTTCTGCAAGATTCCGCTTTCGATATGTCTGCTGAACTTGCCAATGTATTCGGCACTCGTTTTGGTCGCGCTGTCAACAGTTCCTGCACAACCGGATCCGGATCGGCGCAACCAAATGGCGTTGTAACCGCTTCAACCCTTGGAAAAACGGCAGCATCTGCAACAGCTGTTACCTTCGCTGAAATCCTTGATCTGAAACATTCCATTGATCCGGCATACCGCGCATCAAATTCGTTTGGTTTCATGTTGAATGATGCTATTTTGGCGGTATTGAAAAAACTGACCATCGGCACATCTGATGGCCGTTCCTTGTGGATGCCTTCCTATGTTGCTGGACAGCCTGACCGGATTGACGGTACGCAGTACTGGATCAATCAGGGAATGGACAGCGCAATGACCACAGGCAAGAAAATCCTGCTTTGCGGTGACTTTTCCAAGTACATCATCCGTCAGGTTCAAGACTTCACGGTATTGCGCCTTGACGAACTGTACGCAGCCAATGGCTTGGTAGGCTTCCAAGGTTATGCACGTTGGGACGCAAACTGCATCAACACGGCAGCAATCAAGCACCTGAAACTTGCGTAATCGTGAGAATCTTAATGATTGAATCCGTTGCGAGCATTGAGTTCCATTACGCGAAAAGCATGGAGTACGATGTAACAGACGAGATCGCAAAAGATTTGATAAAAGCAGGGTTCGCCGTAATGGTGAACCCTGCTATTCAAAAAGCGGTCTCTAACAATTCAGAAAAACAAACAAGGAAGAAATGACCGATGCGCAAAGACTATCGCTGCGTCCACCTGTGGTGGAAATGGAATGGTACAAGGGTAGTACTTTGCCCATCGTAGTTGTCGCGACCGATGAGGATGGCGTGGCCATCAACTTGACAGGAGCAACAGCAAAAATGCAGATCAAGAACGCAGCAGGAACAGTTGTATTAACATTACAGACTGGTGGCACGGGGATAGCATTAACAAACCCAACACAAGGAGAGTTAACAATCAGTCCTGAAGTGGTTGGAACATCAACCCTACCACTTGACAACATCCTGTCATACGATTTAAAGGTGACACTTGCAGACACAAGCGTTTATCCTTGGTTCAGAGGAATTATTACGTTAATCGAAAAAATAACATCTTAATGACGATTAATGTAGCAGTTTCCAAGCGTGTTGTTAATATTGTTTTTCCAAGATCCATGCCTGCAAATGTAGAAGTATGGATGGATGCTTTAATTCAATATGACAGCGATGAGTCAGCAAAAACGGCAGGATTAATCGTAGGAGACTGGTATTTAACAGCAGGCAATCACATGAGCGCACCACCCGGCATCCCAAAAAAGATAATAGCATGACAAGCCAAGACACATACACGGGAGTGACGCTCACAAAATTAAATGACCTTCCTGTTGCCTTCGATGATGTTCGAAGACAATTGAGATTAGACGATATTGCGCAAGATGATGACCTGATCAGATTGTATGTTTCAGCATTATGCGAACAAGTGGAGCGATTATATTCCGTTGCCATGCTTACGCAGACAGTCGTGGAAACACATTCTGCTTTCCCTATCAACGGCAACCAAGAAATAGTACTTTCAATTAGACCAGGGCAAACCGTTTCAAGCATTCAGTATATTGACGCAAACGGTACAACGCAAACATTTTCATCATCGAAGTACACAAGCTATGCCAATTCAAAGGAATTCTTTGTTGTCCCCAACGTAGATTATGAATGGCCAATTGATACGGCTATCCGTCCGGATGCAGTCAGAATAACATACACAGCAGGGTACGGCACATCACCATCAACTGTGCCTGCTGCTATGAGACTCGCTATATTGAACATGGTCGGTAAGATGGACGCAAACAGGGAAGATATGGTACAGGAGAAAATAAACGCATCCGATATATTACTGCTTCCATTCTTCCAATTCAGATCATAATGGCAACAAAGAAAACAAACATAGGACAGCTAAACCAAAGGATAGCGATTCAACAGGAAACTGCAAGCCGTGGGGATTTTGGACAGGAGATATTAACTTGGAGCGACTTAACATCGTGCTGGTCATTGGTAGAGTTTTCAATGGCAGGATCAGGCGAAGGAATAGCAGCAGATCAGATAGTTGTAACAACAAGGGCAGATTTTACCATTAGGCAGCGCAATGACATTGATGAGAAAATGCGGATTGTTTACAATGGATCGAATTATGGCATATTAAATATAAAGAATACAGGTAGATCGGCCTACATGACAATTCAAGCGCACAAGGTAGAATGAACATAGGAAAATACATATACGCCAAGTTAATAGCATCAACGCCTGTAACGGCATTGGTTTCAACGCGTATTTACCCGGTACTGATCGGAGAAAAGGTATCTTTCCCTGCCATCGCCTACATGGTTGAAACCCTGCCAAAAGACAAGCAAAAAACACAAGCTTCAGGGTATGACACCGAAACCGTCACTTTTCATTTTTGGTCTGACATCCAGCAAGGGGCAGACGGATATAACAAGATCGGGCAAATAGACGCAGCAATCCGGCAAGTGTTCGACTTCACAAGCGGAACGCTTGGGGGTATTACGGTTGAACACGGGTATTTCGTGTCTTCAAAGGATATATTCAACGAGGACAGAATGTTGATTGGAAGGGAAGCGATCTATACCTTCATTACGAAAAATTAATGGCAATGAAGTCTACCGAAAGTCAAATGAATGAGATAATTGTCGAAATATCAAAAGTAAACAATCAGGTAGGGAAGACAATAAAAAACGAGCTTTCGGTAGCAGCAAAGCCAGTAGTCAGCAATCTTCAGGCAAATACACCTGTTGGAACAAGAACGCACAAACGATATTCCAATGGAAGTGTTGTTGCCACTTACAATCCCGGCAACCTGAAAAAATCAATAAAAGTATTGCGTTTTGCGGGAAGCAAATCGGCTGTTTTTGTTGGCCCTTCTGTTGGGAAGAAAAAGCCAAACGATGGGTATTACGCAAGATTCATACAATTCGGCACAAAATTTATTGGAGAAAACAGATTCATTGAAAGAGGATTATCAACATCACTAAATGAATCATTGAAAATAATGACTTCGATACTAAAAAGTAAAATAGACAAAATATGAAAGTGCAATACCTGAAAGACTTCACCACATCAGATGGCTTTGAAATCAAAAAAGGCTGGACAGTTGAACACGATGACGCTGTTTCTGCCGTTCAAATTGCCGCAGGATTATGCGTTCAAGTTGATGATGCCGCATATCCCCGCAGGCAGGAACAGCTTGTTTTTGAATGCGCATCACCATCACCAATACCAACGCCAAATAAATCAACTTTCAAATTCTAAACAAAAATAACAATGCCGGGAACAGTAGGTACAGTACTCGCAAAAGCCATGAAATTGTGGGTAGGCACAGTTTCTCCAGTCGCAATCACTTGTCAGGTTGATGCGTCAATTTCAATGTCAACAAACATGATTCAAACCTCCTGCAAGGACAGTGGAGCAGATGGCGCATACCTGCCGGGTGAAAAGTCATGGACAGCATCAGGTAGCGGAAACTTCGCTTTTGATGCAACTTACGGCGAAAGCCAATTGTTTGCTGCTTGGAAAGATCAGACCGTTGTGGCTGTTGTGTTCCAGAACACCGTAGTAGGTGACAAAAAGTATAGCGGCAACACGTACATCACATCTTTGTCTTTCAATTCATCTGGCAACGATGAAGCAGTGACCTTTGACTTCGAACTACAAGGCACAGGCGCATTGGTTGAGGCAACTATTTAATAGACAACTTTTAGTAAGGCATTGGTTATGCCAGTGCCTTACTTTTTTTCAAACTACCTAAGATAAAAACATGAAATTCCAATCCATTGAAATAGGCGGGAAGCTAAGGCCGATCCGCTTTTCTTTTGCAGCACTGTACGAATACGAAAAGAATACAGGCAGAAACGCACTTCAGGACTTCGCACAATTGCAAGGCGAAAACATCAGCGTAACCATTGCCGCTGATCTGATCTACGCAGGCCTTTCGCTTGGATGCAAAACCAATGGCGTAATGCCTGACTTCACTCCATACGACATTGCAGACTGGTCATTTCAATCACCAGATGTAATCGCCAAGGCAATGGCAATCTTTACAGAATCATTTTCAAAAAAGGAGGTAGAGACGGGTAAGGAGTCAGGAAAAAAGAATTTGAGGGCTGGGATAGCCTAATGGAGATAGGCGCAATGTGCGGAATGACTGAAGCAGAATTTTGGGACTCCACACCGCGCTATCTTTCTGCCTGCGTTGAAGCAGTGCAGCAAAGTCAGCAATTATCATGGGAACAGTCGCGGTATATTGCTTTCCATGCAATCAAGGTCGGAGATACAAAGAACAAGTTAAGAAAACTTACAGATCTTAACAAGTTTCCTTGGGAAGTCAGCACACCGCGACCGATTAACAGCATAGAAATGACCGAGTTTTCGGATGATGCAGACGAAATTCTACGAATAACCAATCCGACTATTTACGCGGCGTTACAAGCAGCAAAACAGCAAGAAAATGGCCAATAAAATAGGTGATCTATTAATACGGATTGGATACAGTTTCGACAGCGCATCGTTGAAGAAAGCGCAAGCCGAACTGAAAAAGTCAGGTAAAGACCTTTCTGATGTTGGGCAAAGTATTAGCATTGGACTGTCTGCCCCATTGGCTGCTTTCGGCATTGCAGCCATTAAGGCAGCCGGAGACATAGAAGGTCTGTCGCTTGCAATGAAATCAACTTTTGCAAACGCAGGTCGTTCGGCTGAAGAAGCGGCGGTAGAGGTTCGGGCATTACAGGAAGCAGCAAAAGCGCCTGGACTTGAATTTGAACAGGCCGTCCGCGCTTCAATACGATTACAAAGTGTTGGATTCACAGCGGAGGAAGCACGTGTAACCATTCAGGAGCTTGCCAATGCAATTGCATCAACAGGAGGATCAGCCGAAAACCTGACAAGCGTAACGCAGCAGTTCGCGCAGATGTCGGCCAAGGGTACGATATTACAAGAAGACCTAACTATTATTAAGGAGAATCTGCCATCAATCAGTGGATTGATGCAGAAGGCTTTCGGCACAACAACTGCCGAAGGTCTTCGTAATCTTGGCGTGACCGGAAAGCAGTTCATCGAAGAGATGACGAAAGGCATGGCAGGTCTTACGCGTGTAGAGGGCGGTATATCGAATAGCATTGTAAATGCAGGTAGCGCACTAACGCAGTTCTTGGCAGGAATCGGCGAAGAGATTAATAAGACATTTAATCTTTCTGAAAAAAGCAACCAGTTCGCTGATTACTTGAAAGGGCTTGGTGACACGTTCAGAAACCTGTCAGACAACACAAAGCAGTGGATTGTAAAAATAGGATTGTTCCTCACTGCATTGGGGCCTGCCATCGCAATCATGGGAGCCATTAAGTTGGCGACTGGTCAGGTTGTTGGTGTAATCACTTCCGTAATTTCGCCGCTGAAGGCTTTTTCCGCTGGATATATAAAAGTTGCAAATGCCGCCAAATTAGCAGCAGCAGAGGAGGTCTTGGCCACCAAGGCAGTAGAAGCCGCAAAGGCATCAACAGCAACGGCAAACCTTATATTTGAACAGGCTACAACGGTAAAGCAGAAAGCAACAGCCGCAACCAAATTAATGAAGGCACAGGAAGTGGAAGCGGCAGCAGCTTCGCGCCTTCTTGCTGCACAGACGCAGGTAACAACAGCAGCAACCGCAACATCGGGCAATGTTTTTTCAGTAGCAGCGGCAAAGATTGCAGGAGGATTCCGCGCTATGTCAGCAGCATCAAAAGCCTTTGTTGTAATCGGATTGGCCATTCTAATATACGAAATCGCCAAGGCAGTATATGAATGGAGCAATCAGCTTTCAGACGCGGAACAAGCACAGCAGAATGTGAATGACGCAATGAAAGAAGCTGAAACAAGTATTTCAGCCGAAAAGGTAGCAGTTACGTCATTGATAGCCGTCATCAATAGCGAAACGTCATCCAAGGAAGCAAAGTTAAAGGCGATTGAAGATTTGCGGAAGATTGCGCCACAATATTACGGAGACCTGACACTTGAAAAAGCAACAATAGAGGATCTAAATAAAAGATATGACGCATATATAGACAATATCCTAAAAGCGGCAAGAGCAAAGAAAGCACAGGAAGCATTGGTAAAGTTAGATCAGGAGGAAGTTGACCTACTGAATCAACAAGCCAAGGCAGAGGAAAAAATGAATAAACTTCGCGCTGATGGTGGAGCCGTTAATTTTGTAAAAGAATACATTGCGTCTTATGATTATACAGGGCCTGTTGATGCACTTAAAAGAATAAAGATTGAACGGGAAAAACTAAACGCGGAGGTAAAGAAAGGATATGATGAAGAAATTGCAAACGCAGGAGCGGCAGCAGCAGCGCAAGCAAAGTATGACGCTGAAACAACGACAGGTCAAGCGGCAAAAGCAGCAGCATCAGCAGCAAACCTAAGCCGTTCTGCTGCTTCAGCAGCAGCCATAAAAGTAGAATCAGAACAAGCCAAAGTCCTTGCTGACAACCTAAAACGCGTAAACGATGAAGCTGCATACCAACAAGCAACAGGTATTCAGGATATTGGGGAGCAGGTCAAGATAGCCGAAGATAATATACGCAACCTAATTAATGCAGGTTTTGATCCACTTGGAAAAGAAGTATTGGCAGCAAAAGAAGCATTCAGGCTTTTGCAGGTTCAAATGCTTTCAATGTCATCATTTGAAATTGAAGGCACAAAGCTAATCAACGACCTGCAAAACCTAAAAAATACAGGCGTTGATCCAACAACGGAAGCGTACAAGGAAGCAGAAGCAGCCGTAAGGGCGTTTTTTAATGCGGCAAATAATCCCATAAGCCTGATACCAGTTGCAGCACCATCACCCGCAGGAGGTGGCCAAGCGCCTACAACAATAGGTAGAATTATAACAGCCGAGGAAATAGAGATGATGCGGCAAATGGCCGAAGAAACACAAAAGGCAGCTACTCAAACCACGCTATTGAATACAGCAGCAGATGGAATAGCAAGCCTTGGCGATTCAATTGCGGCAGGACTTTCAGCAGGAAAAGACGGATTTAAAGAATTTGCAAGGGGCGCGACCGATGCAATCGCGCAAGTGATTAGCGCACTGATTAAATTGGCCGTAGCAAACGCAATCACGGCAACATTAAAAGTAGGCGCAGTTCTTGGCCCCATCGGCTTGGCATTGGCAGGAGCAGCAGGTATAGCGGCAGGAGCATTATTCAAGTCGTTGGTTGGTAAAGCTAAGTTCGCAAAAGGAACACGCAATGCACCCGGTGGCCTTGCAATGGTCGGTGAAACAGGGCCTGAACTTGTAAACCTGCCAAGGCATTCGCAGGTGTACACAGCAAACCAAACAAAGAATATGCTGAACGGCAATAATGAGACAGGATTCGGAGGAATGGCATTGTCCGGTGAATTTGTTGTTCGCGGATCCGACCTTGTTCTTGCACTTGATCGGGTTAACCAAAAACAAAATAGATCAAGATAATGGCTGAAAGATTATACGGTTATGGCAAATCACCAAGCGGCGACATAAATTACACAGTAGCTGTTTTTGACACGGATTTTACCGGAACAAAAACAGAGTTCGATCTTGAACAAGGCGGCATCCTGATTAAGTGGGATTCAGACGAGACAGACAACCGTCACGCGCCTATACTTGGGAGTAGTTGTGATGTTAGGACAATATACAGGCAGGGAGATACAGACGTATCTACTTTCTTGGAAGACCTCCGCACATCCAAGGAAGGCCGCTTTACATTACGCGTCATTTCAACAGGATCTTATTCAACCGTTTGGCGTGGAGTTGTTGTAGCCGATAATTCTTATGAGTCGGATCAGGCAGGTATAACAACGGCCACTATATCGGCAGTAGATGGTATTGCGCTGCTGAAGGCTGTACCGTATTACGTTGGTGATTCGCTGTACGCTGATTCCGTTAACGCCGTAAAGCACCTTACACGCGCACTTGTCAGAATGCCACACGTTTCATTCTGGGCAGATGGTGATGCATTCATTGAAACGTCTATTGATTGGTGGTCTGATACAATGACCGCAGGAGGCGCAAATGACTCAATGTTCCTTTCTTACATTGGCAGTGAAGCATTCTACAACTATCACAACAAAGGCAACATTGATGATGATGTGCTTTCTTGTTATGATGTTGTAAAAAGCATATTGGTAGCGTTCGGCGCAAGGATATGCCAGATGGGCGATGTGTACCGGATAGAACAGATTGATTACCGAGCAAATACAGCCTACGAATATAGGCGGTACAATAAGGCAGGCGCGTTTCTTACCAATTCAACAAGATCAGGTGTAAATACTATTAACCAGACAAGATTCGGAGCCAAAGTTTCAAATGTAACATTCGATTACATCCCGCAATTGTGGAAGGTAATGGTCAATTACCAGAACAAAAAGCGCCGTAATTTTTGGGGGAATATATTTCTTGATAGAGACACAGTTTTTAATTTCAATCAGTTGATCAGTAGCAATTCAGGCGCTACCACAATGATGATGCAATGCGTCATCACATTGAAGCTGACCAATGTTTCGTATTCAGGAAATGCGCTGGACATGGTTAGATTAAGCATCGGATTAAGATTAAAGATCGGAAGCAATTACTTGTCAAGGGGCGTTACTTCTACGAATCCACTTGTTTACGCCAATGCCGCATGGTCTGCCTCTTATTTATCATCGGCCATGTTTGCATCAAGTGCCAATCAGGTTCCATCAGTAGGAGAAACAAGGTATATCGTCATACCTGTTATGCTTATTACTCCAGCGCTTCCTGCCGATGGAGAACTAAACAGCATACAAACTACATTTACAAATATCTGGAAAGTAAATGGCAACTACATTGATCCGAATCAATTTACCTATGAATGGACGGCATCAGGATTGTGGCTTAATACCTTCGATGAAGGCACGCCAGACGTTGCAGAGGATGAAATCAATTTCAAGTCTATCAATCCAAATGTAGCCACCAAGGTAAGCGAGTTCAGTACATTGATTGGATCAGGTGACGGCAATTCGGCTGGAAGATTAAAAAACAATACACACGTGCCTTGGCAGCTTTGGGGAGCAGGATCTGGAACGAGGGATAAGGCCATGACATCCGTTCTTGCGCAGCAAATACTTAACGGACAGCTGCAACCGATCAAGCGGATAAGCGGCGAACTGTATGGTACACTTGATCCAATGAAGCTAATACAGACAGCAGATAGTATCAAGTGGATGCTGATGAGGGGCGAATGGTCACCACTTACAGACAGGATCAACGGTTCATGGTTTGAGGTTAATTATGGAAGCGCCGCAGTGCCATCAACGCCAATCAAGGTGAAGATCATTAAGGGAGGTACAGACAACCCAACAACATCTTTTCCGCATACACCGGTACCAACAACAGGCGGTAATTCAGGTTATGCAACCAATCCAACGCCGATGGTATTGGCTCCAATTGCTTTCAACAATACCACAACAGCAATTGCAACAGCGGCAACCGTTACAACCATTGCCCTACAAACCGCATTGGTTGGTAATGAATTTGCCGTTGGCGATGATATTACATTGGTTAATCCAATCACAGGCCAATATCAGACATTTGCTATTTCTACTGCTCCATCACCAGGCGCAACATCTATATCTGTAACATCTGAAGCGGCAGAGTTTGACGCACCAGAAAAAAGCTATCTGGTGGTAAAGCAGAAGGTAAACGCCTTCGCCCTGCCAACCGGAACACAAGGCCAAGTACTTCGATACAACAATAGTTCATCGAAGTGGGAAGCGTATTCGGGTGATGCAGATGGCAAGGCATTGGTATGGGACACTACAAATGGGTGGCAGGCCGAAACAATATCGGCAGGAATGCCCGCGTCAATTGTTGCGTTTGGAACGCTTGGCGCAGCGCTTACCGTAGGATCAGCAACAAGTATAACGCTGTCAAGCGCATTGAGTTATACAATGTTTTTTTCAAGTTACGATAGGATTATGATCTACAACGAGGCCACAGGTTATTCGTTGATGGTAACCGTTAGTGGCACTCATTCAGGCCCAAGCACTACAATTGGCATTGACTTCATAAGCATTACAACAGAATTACCGATTGGCTGTAAGCTGATATGTATGTATTCGTACAAGAGCCTCGGCACAATCACAAGCGTAACCATAAGCGGTACAACTGGGGTTGCAGTATCTGGTGGGCCTTTTTATGGTGGGGCAGCTATATTCAGCCTTACACTGAATAATGACCTTGCAGCATTGGAAAGCATGGCCGGAACAGGCTTAGTTGTTCGCAGCGCAACAAACGCATACGAACAAAGGACAATTGCAGCAGGCACGGGAATTTCTATAAGCAATGGCAATGGCGTATCAGGAAACCCTACCATATCCTGCTCGCTTATAGGGCTTCCGTCAGGCGCATTCTACCGGATACCGTACTACACAGGCACATCTACGTTAAGCAATGAAGCAGGCTTTGAATACGATCCAACAAACAACCGTTTATCCGTTGACGGAACATTAAAACTCAAAATACTTGCTGCCGTCTATGGTTCGCCATCACTTGCTTTCCATGCAGGTTGCGGCACTTCTCCAACGCTTAATTTTTGCGATGGCGGTTCACTTGAATTATATGTTGATTTTACAAGCGGAACTGGAACAGTTGGTGGTGACAATGACCTATTCACAATTACCATTCCTTTCGCTTTACCCGGCAATGGGTATCCGGTATGGTCTCCACTTAATGCAGCAGCATCCAAGTTGATGACCTCCATTTATTGCAGTACATCGGTAACATCAACAACATTTAAGATGGCTCATCATTCAGGCGGCTTTGCTTCAATGCAAGAGTCAACAAGATATATTTTCAGATTCATTCTATTAAGCAACATTGCAGCGTAAAAAATACAACCATGAAAAAACTGATTCTTCTACTTCTTTCGTTGCCTATCATTGCCAATGCGCAGGTCAACAATATCGTCTTCACAGCAGGCATTGCCTATACCAATGGCACGCCAACATTCAAGCCTGCTGCAACTGGTTCAAGGTGGGCAATAGATACAACTACATTTCTGCTGTATGAAAACGTTGCATCAGGTGGGGGTAGTTGGCTTCCATCGGGTTACCGTGTTGGCACTATATCCGGATGTTCCGCGCCGTTATACGTTCCAACTAAGCATCAGCCTATAATAGTGGTCAACGCTTGTGATTCGTTGTATTATTACCGTTCATCGGTATGGCGGCACTTAAACGCAGGCGGTGGCGGTGGTTCAAGTATAACGCTTACCACAACAGGAACAAGCGGAGCAGCAACACTTGTGGGTAGTGTTCTGAATATTCCCGTCTATTCTTCAGGAGGTGGTCAGGTGCTAACGACAGAAGTGTATAACAGCACAGGCGCAACGCTAACAAAGGGAACCATTGTCTATATTAATGGATCGCAAGGCAACTTGCCAACTGTAACCAAGGCGCAGGCAAACAGTGAAGCCACATCAAGCAGAACATTCGGTTTCATTCAATCCGATCTTACCAATATGAACAACGGGTATGTAGTTGTAATTGGCAAGTTAGACGGCCTTAACACAAGCACATTCACTGATGGTCAGACGCTATACCTTTCTCCAACTGTTGCAGGTGGATACACAGCAACCAAACCAACAGCACCCGATCACATTGTATATGTGGGTACAATTGTCCGTTCGCATCCTACGCAGGGCATAATAGAAACAAGAATACAGAACGGTTATGAACTTGACGAACTGCATGATGTTTCAGCACTTTCGCCAGCAGATGGTGACGTGCTTCAATATGTATTAAGTACAGGACTATGGACGAAAACACCCGCAGGAGGTGATGTATCAGGGCCGTATAGTAGCCTGCAACTTGGTACAGGGGTAGTTGGTGCAACGGAACTTGCAAGCACATCGGTAACACCTGCGGCATACACCAACGCCAATATAACCGTAGATAGCGATGGCAGGATCACGGCAGCGGCAAACGGATCAGGTGGTGGAGGATCAGGCACGGTAACAGGTACAGGCATGGCGGGACAGGTAGCATTTTGGGACGCTACAAGCAATATTGCAGGTTCAAGTAATCTAAAATGGGACAACAGTACATCATGGCTTGGGGTTGGAACGGGTACAATGTCAGCCGATAGAATTGACATTCAAGGAACAGCAGCAAGTCAAGGGGGACAGATTGGCGCTGAACTTGCAACAACGGGAACACTTGGAACAGGTTGGGCAGGTACATCATTCGCAACTGGATACACAAAAACGGCAGGAGTAGCTTCTAATATTACAACCACATTAGCAGCGGTAATCGGTTCGCCTTATCAGCTTGTCGTAACAATGACAGATAGAACAGCAGGCACTTGCACGGTAACATACGGAGGACTAACAACAGGAGGATTAACTGCATCAGGGTCATTGCCGCAGACATTAACGACATCAACGGCTACAATGTCGGTGGCGGCAAGTTCAACGTTTGATGGAAAAATTGTCATTTCAGTCAAGCGTATCACGGCAAGCACAATGGCCACCTTTGCGCTGAAAAATAGTAGCGGAACGGTAGTATATGAGCAGCGAGCATCCACCGCAAACAGTAATTTATTTCAAGGCAATGAAGCCGGAAAATTTAACACATCAGGAATAGGTAATATTTTTCAAGGACATCAGTCTGGCAGATTAAACACATCAGGTAATTCTAATGTTTTTCAAGGATACCAAGCAGGCTATAACAATACAATTGGATATGATAATATATTCCAATCTTATCAAGCCGGATTTAGTAATACAGATGGCGTTAGAAATATTTTTCAAGGCAGTCAAGCAGGTTATGCAAATACAAGTGGATCAAGTAATATTTTCCAAGGAACACTCAGCGGCAGATTCAATACAATAGGAGCTGAAAATGTTTTTCAAGGATATCAAGCAGGGCAAAATAACATATCAGGATCAAATTCAGTATGTTTAGGGGCATCAAGTGGCAGATATATTGGAACAGGCACTACGGTGGCTACAATAATAAACAACAGTGTATTAATCGGATCCAATTCCCGCACCCTTGCAGACAATGAAACCAACGCCCTTGTCATCGGCTACCTTGGCCGCGGCCTTGGTTCTAACACAGCTGTAATCGGAAACAGCAGCACCACACGCGCAAAAATATGGGGTTCACTTGAGAACCAATCATCAGGCACAACAACAGGCACATCACTACTGATTCAGAACACTACACCAGTCGAATTATTGAAAGTGCTGGATAACGGTAAAATATCATTCGCCGCAACTAATACAGCAGCAGGAACAACAGGCGCGCAGACCATCAACAAGGCATCAGGAACGGTTAACTTTGCAGCAGCCGCCACTTCATTGGTTGTGACTAACAGTCTATGTACCACATCATCCATTGTGTTCGCGGTTATCAGAACCAACGATGCAACAGCATGGATCGAAAACGTAGTGCCTGCTGCCGGTTCATTCACCATTAATCTGGGAGCAGCGGCAACAGCAGAAACATCAGTTGGATTCTTCATTATTAACTAATATACAACCATGAAATACTTTCTTATTCTTTTTGCGGCATTGTTCGCGACCGATTCATTCGCGCAGAAAAGCGTAGTTTCTGACACGTCATACATCAGTAACCTATCAGGCAAGTTCTACGAAACAAGCGAAACCAAGTACGACAATGGCGAGCAGTTGCGCACCGTTACGCTAATCGGAGACACGGCACAGGTACAACTATTGTACGCGAATATTGCGAATACTGAAACACGCCAAATGGCAGCAGCAGTAGCGTTAACGAATACGCGAAACAAGTTAAACGGCAAAATCCAAAGGCTATCAAATACCTGCAACGCAACAACAGGGAAAACAATATTCGCATACCTTCAGCAGCTTAATGAATCCAAATGGATAGATACAACAGCAGCGCAAAATAACCCTGTTATTATCACTTTTAAGGACGGTACAATATCTAAAGCATTGGTTGTAACCAAGGCAAGCCAAAACGTCTTAAAATGCAAAATAGGAACAGATGCGTTACGTACATTTCAGTTGTTCGGGGAAGGATCCATACGTATAATTGACTACCCTGCAAATGGTCAAAATTTGTACCTTTACAACATTGACAATAAGATATTTACGGATTATTCCGGCAGTATCATACTGACGCGTAAAAGTTCACTATAACAAACTACCACGAACAATGACAAACGAAACATTAAGCGAAACACGAAACGAAACGCTAAACGAAACGAACAGCGAACTTTTGGAGATCGCGAACAACGAAACAGGACGCTTTGACAGGCGCGAACTTGTTCTTTCAATCGTTCACGAACTTGGTATAAGTTTCGCGGAGATTGACGAAATTACGGCCTGCTTGTTTCGCGTTCTTCGCGAACAGATATCAAAAAAGCAGTACGTTGAAATTCACAAGTTCGGCAGCTTTCGCGTCAAGTCCTTAGCAGCAGAACAAGGCATCACGCCGAACGGTACGGCGTACCAAGTCGGTGAACGCGTAACAGTTGACTTCAATCCATTCAAGGCGCTACGCGATGAAGTGACGGCAAAAACCGGGTATCCTTCAGTATAGTATCATCCCTGTATAACAACAAGAATCCAATGCTTGAAAAACCACAGAAAGAAGAGGTACAAAGATGGATGCTGTGGGTCATGGGCATTGCGGTATCCACGCTTTTCGCGTTGCTCCTGAAATGGGACAATGATTACGACACGGCCATGAAGGAGAAGGACGCAGAAATAGCGAAGTATCAAAACGAACTGGCACAGTCAGAACGAAACTTTCGGCAGGAAATATCCACCCTATACAAAGAGGTTCAGGACTTCCGCGAAGCAATCTATAACAATGCCTTAAAACAGTACGCAAAATGAAACTATTAACCTGGCCTAACATATCATTCCTGCTGCTTGCAACGTTCGGGGTGATTGTCTTCCTCGCACAGAACCCGAAAATGGAAGCGCCGCAAGCAAGCCTACGAATTGAAGACTTATGTATCTATACGCAGGATCCTTCAATCAGGGCTGAAGAAGTGAAGGCCGCGCTTGACTCCGCAAAAGTCGAACTCAAACAATTATCAAAATCAAAATCAATTAAATAT